TTTCGGATGCGGTGGTGAGGCTGTAGACGCTCATGCCGCACCCCCGAAATCACCGAAGGATTCGCGGGCGGGCAGGGTGGCCGCTTGCAGTTGCGGGCGCGTGCCGATGATGACCACCAGCGTGCCGGTGGCCTGCTGAATGGCGCGGACGTGCCCTGGGTTAGAAGCCGCTGCCGGGTGCAGGTACACCGGGCAGCGGGGGTTGGTGGGTGCTGTGTGGTTCATGTCGCGTTCCCTTGGTGAGTGGGTACGCGACAAAATATGAACCGTTAGCTCATCTTTGTAAAGAACCTAAAGTTCACATTTTGCTCGGTATCAGGATGTACGCAGATAACCCCATGATTAAAATGGTAAAAATCCAAACGGAAAAAGCGCGGACAGCCCAAGGCTTCCGCGCCGATAGCGCTTCAAAAAACCGAACCCATCGATGAAAACCCATCACATGTCCTTGTGAGTGGATGCTATAGGAGCGAGCGTGGTGGTCTCGTGTCTACAACGCGGCCGATGATCTCGACTGTGCTGTCGATCCTGATCGTTTCAAAAGCGGGATTGATTGGCTGGAGATATTCCATGCCTGCATCCCTGATGTACTGCTTAAAGGTGGTTTCCCATGTCCCGCCAGGGGTGCTCACGCGGGCGATGTAGAATTTTCCACTGATAACGTCAAACCCTTCTGGTCTGACAAGGATTCTGTATCCTGGCGGGAAGCTTATAGGTGCTTGGCCAGACGGGTCATACATCGATTTGCCTTTGACCTCCAGCCAGTAGCCGTGTTGGCCCGCATTCTCTTCTGAAGGCAACCATTCCTCGGCGTCGCCAGGTTGGAAGTTGTCGCACGATTCCATCCAGCCTCCTGCTGCGACCCAACTAATCAATGGGTAATCCTGTGGCTGACGATTCGGCTGTAGAACGGGAAGGACGTTGGCAGTGCCGTCTTCCTGGCCTTCGCGGTTCTTCCATGGGTGCCGTTTTGGCGGGGTGCCATGCTCAAGCCACTCTGCGCGGACCTCGAATATGTCCGCAAGCCTGAGCATAGATGCTCGCTCTGGCATGGACTCTTCGCTCAGCCACTTATATGCAGCCTTCGCTGAAACCCCAGTGATTTCTTTGAGGCGCGCGCCAAGCCCCCGTTCTTGGAAACCGGCTTCAAGTGCTGCTTCTTTGAGGCGTGCCACAAAGGCCGCTCGGATGCTCTGATTGTCGTGAACCATGCGTTCACTATTGCACGCACTTGCATGTACTTTCAGTTCCGACATAGTATGTACTTTAGGTTCACATGTTGGAGGCGATATGGCCGCCCTAAGCGATGCAATCGAGAAGGCTGGCGGGGCAAACGAGGCTGCGAAGATTTGCGGCGTCAGCGTCCGGGCTATCTACAAGTGGATGGCAGCTGGATCGCTTCCTAGAACTGAGTACACCGGAGAGACCAAATACGCTTCGCTGTTGGCTGCTGCCGCCGTTGCACGAGGCAATGACTTTTCGGCTGATGAGCTGCTGCAGGCAGCTTTGCCTCGCAAGCATTCAGTCTCGAATCCAGCGGCCGCTTAAGAGCAACAAACCTGACGCCTCGGCGGCAGGTGCAATAGAGGCGGGAACACAGGGCGTTCACTCACCAAGGTTTCGGCCCTGGTTCCCGCGGTCCGGAGAACGGGTACCACCCCTGATCTCCTCAACACTCGAGGCGCCTGCCCACAGCATAAGCGGGCGTTCTCGACTGCTGTAGGCGTATGGTGCGGCAGTTGCCGAGCCGGCGTCTATGGTAGTGAACAGGGTTTAACTACCAATGAGCACTGCAACCGTGTTTGACCAGGGGCCGCAGCGCGCCCTGGAAGAGGCAGTCGACCTCGATTGCCGCGAGTATCGCGGCGGGCACACCGCCGTTTGCGCCCTGTTGGGTGAGCCCTACGGGCCTTTCCAGAAACGTCTCTCTACTGCTTACCCTGACCATCACCTGCGCGCGTGCGACCTGGCCCGCGTGGTGGAGCTGGTGCGCGGCCCAGCCGTGCGCGAGTGGTTCGAGCAGGTGTATGGCGTGGCGAGCTTTGCGGTGCAGCCGGTTGAGGCCAGCCGCGATGCCATGTTGACGATGGGGCGCTTCCTGACCAAGCAGGCCGGCTATGTGACCGCCGTGGCTGAGGCTGTTGAGGATGGCATCTGGACTGACGCTGAGGTTGCGGCCCTGGATGAACACACCTGGGCGGTGATCCGCAAGATGCTTGGCATCCTTGAAGGTGCCAAGCAGGCGGCGAAGCGTGGGCAGGAGGTGCAGCATGGTTGAGGTCAATAAGGCCGAGCTGCACGTTTGGCGCGCCATTACGCAGTTTGGTGAGATTTGCCATTTTGGTGAGGCTAAATACGCCCGTGCTTGGGCAGGTGCGGCCGGAAAGGTTGAGCGCGTAGATCTTACGCCAGTGCCTGACCTTAGCTTGGTCGTGGCCAGGGAGCCGCTGCCAATTGAAGTTGTCGGTTATGCATCTCCTGGGCAGATCGAGGTTTTGCGTAGTGTTCCACTTACTGGCGGGATGAAGGTTAAGGGTTCAAAAGACGCCCGGTATACAGAAGCGTTGGTGCTACTCAGCGACGCCAGGGCGGCAGTTTTTTCGGCAGTTGTCCGCTGTGAGCGAGAAGGCGCCTTCAAGGCCTGCATGGAGTGCGGCTATCAGGACGGACACGACGAGATATGCCAGTTCCATCAGAGTAAACGGGCGATCTGGGTGCCGGTGGAAGATCGCCTGCCAGCCTCTGGCCGCACTGTGCTGGCCTTCTATGCCAACAGCGTTGGCCGGGTGCGGCGTATCCGCGCCCAGTACGCCGAGCGCTGGACTATCGAAGTCGATGCAGCCACTGCTGACCCGGATACCGAGTGCGTCGAGTACAACGAGAGCGCTGATGCCTTCTACCTGCTAGAAGGCTGGTATGAGTGCATCGACAACTGGGATGAGTACACCCGTATCGCCGTGACTGAAGGCCAGGTGAGCCACTGGATGCCGTTGCCGGCTGCGCCTGTTGGCTCAACCGTAAAGGAATCCTTGTCAGTTCAGCCCGTCAAGGTTGCGCCTGATGATTCGTTGACTGCAGCGGTAGACGCGGCAATGGTTGAAATGCAGAACATAAGCCCGCCGCTGCGCCGCAGCGAATGCGAGCGCCTGATTCGTGCAGCCCTGTCAGTTCTGTGCGTGCAGCACGGAGGTGATGCATGAACCGCCCAGCCCTGCGCGCCAAGCTGCGCGGCAAAGTCAATCAAGCGGCCCGTCGCCTGCGTGAACTGCACGCGATGCGCGATTGGGCTGGTATCAGGGTTGCCCTGCAGGACTACTGGCAGGCGGCCGATGCCTGGAGGGCGGTCTGTGTCTGACAAGATCCCGCTTTCCCTTTCTGAGCTGCCCTTGCTGCTGCGCTTTATCCCGGCCGATAGCCGCGAGACGTGGGTGGCGGTCGGTATGGGCATCAAGGCCGAGTTCGGCGAAGACGGCTGGGATGCCTGGAACGAGTGGAGCCAGAGCGGTACCGGGTACAAGCTGGCCGATGCGAAGTCAGTGTGGAAGTCGTTCCGCAAGAGCGGTACCGGCCTGGGCTCGGTGATCAAGCTGGCCCAGGACAACGGCTGGACGCCGGAGAAGAAGGAACTGACCGCCGAGCAGAAGCGCAAGTTCGCGCGTGAGCAGGAGGCGCGCCGTGCGCAGCGCCAGGCCGAGATCGAGGCGGACGAAGCCTTGGTGTCGGTGATGCGCGCTGCCGTGGCCGGCGCCTGCCAGCGAATCTGGGCCGAGCATGCCAGCGAGCAGGGCGATAGCCCGTATCTGGACAAGAAGCAGGTGCAGGCCTGGGGCGTGCGCTTTATGGCCCGCACGGTGGTGCTGGAGATCGATGATCAGGAGCAGCGCTGCCAGATCTGGGAAGGCGAGCACGCGCAGACCTTCCTGAAGTCGGTGCCGAAGCCCCGGCCGGCGCATCTGTCGATGCTGGTGCTGAAGCGTGGTGACCTGGTGATTGCACTCCGTGATGAGGCGGGCGCTATCCAGTCGCTGCAGCAGATCAACCCGCAGGGCAACAAGCTGTTCCCGCGCTACGGGCGCAAGGCGGGTTGCTTCCACGTGCTGGGTGATCTTCTGGCGGCTGAGGTGATCGGCATTGCCGAGGGTTACGCCACGGCGGCGAGTTGCCTGGAGGCAGCTGGCTGGCCGGTGGTGATGGCGGTGGACTCGGGGAATATGCCGGCAGTCGCCAGGGCCATTAGGGCGAAGCACCCATCAGCGCGCATTGTGCTGTGCGGTGACGATGACCCGACCAAGCCGGGCAATCCTGGCCGCACGAAGGCTGAGGCGGCGGCGCTGGAGGTTGGCGGTGTGGCGGTGTTCCCAGCCGGTGGCCATGGCAAGGATTGGAACGACCTGCAGGTGGCCGAAGGGCTGGAGGCAGTGCGGGCGCAGTTGGTGGCGGGGTTGGAGCAAGTGCCGGCTGTGCATGCTGCGGTGGATGATCTTCCCCCGGCCCCATCTGGTGAGGCCGCCGCGGCGGCTGCTCCTGCATCCGAGGGGGGCGGGGAGAGTGGTGCGGACGCTGGGCAGAAGGTTTTCCAGCGCTACGCGTTGATCGAGGGCACGACGAAGGTTTTCGACCTGTACAAGCGTGTGGCGATCAAGCGCACGGCGTTCGAGATGCTGGTGACGAAGCCGGTGGCGAAGGCCTGGGCCGAGCGCGAGGACAAGAAGTGCATTGCTGAGGATCAGGCCCAGCGTTTGATCGATCAGGCGAAGCTGAAGGGCAAGGCTAAGGCCGAGGCCGGTGGCGGTATGTCGCCTGTCGAGCGCTATGTGTACATCGATGGCACGCAGGATATCTGGGATGCGCAGAAGCGGCGGCGCATTCCGGTGGCGGCGCTGCGGGTGGCGTTGGGTGATGCCTATACGTTGTGGCTGAACAGCAGCGAGCGGCGGGAGGTGGATCAGGATCATCTGGTGTTTGACCCGACGATGAGCCTTGACCCTGCGGTGTATATCAACACGTTCGAGGGGTTGCCGCTGACACCGAGTGAGGATTTCACGAAGTGTGCGTCGATTCTGAAGATGGCCAGTTTCCTGTGTAACGACGACCCAGAGGCTTTGCATTGGCTGCTGTGCTGGTTGGCGCTGCCGTTGCAGCGTGTAGGCACGAAGATGGCCACTGCTGTGTTGATGCACAGCACGATGGAGGGCTCGGGCAAGAGCCTGTTGCTGTCGGACATCATGCGGCCGATCTATGGCGCCTATGGTGCGACTGTGGGGCAGACGCAGCTGGAGTCGCAATGGTCGGCGTGGCAGTCGAGCAAGCTGTATGGCGTGTTCGAGGAGGTGGTCAGCCGGGATCAGCGCTACAACCAGGTCGGCAAGATCAAGCACATGATCACCGGCAAGACGATGCGCATCGAGTCTAAGTTCATCTCGGGCTGGGAGGAAGCGAACTATATGAACGCGACCTTCCTTTCGAACGAGATTATCCCTTGGCCTATCGCTGAGGATGATCGGCGCCTGCTGGTGGTGTGGCCGGACTGGACGCTGCAGGGCGAGCTGCTGGCCAAGGTGATCGACGAGAAGGATTCAGGCGGCATCGAGGCCTTCTATGGCTACCTGTTGCAGTATGACCTTGGCGATTTCGATGCGCACACGCGGCCGCCGAAGACGCCCGCCAGGCAGCGCCTGGTGGAGCTGTCGAAGGCGAGCTGGCAGACGTTCCTCTCCGAGTGGCGGTTGGGCTACCTGGGCGAGCTGTGGAAGCCGTGCGTGAGCAGCGATCTGTATGCGCTGTTTATCGAGTGGTGCAGCCGGAACAGGGAACACACGCTCAGCCATACGAAGTTCAGTGGCTTCATCGCGACGCAGGTTGATAAGGCCAAGGGTGTGCCGTGGTACGACGGCAAGCGTCGGGCCTTTGCGGCGTTCTTCTTCCCGCAGGAGGGCGTTGAGGAATCTTCCCCGCCCCCATCTCTGGACGCGTTCGCGTTGGCCAAGCAGGTGGAGGAATGGCGCAAGGCTGCGCGTACTGCGGGCTGGAAGGTTGATGAGTGGGATCACGTGAAGGCGGATCCGGCATGACGGCGCGCGTAGGTGTGTTGGGTGTGTTGGCACTGTGTTGGCGTTTTTTGCTCAACCCGACACAGCTACAGGCCGCGCCGTTGCTGGGTTGCTGCGTAGGTGTGTTGGGTGTGTTGGGTTTATCGCGGGCGCGCGTGGGTGTGTACGTTTTTTTATTCATACGCTGCGAGGCAGGCAAGTAGCTGTTGTTTTTTCTTCATGCGCGAGAGAAATCAACACACCCAACACACCCAACACACTTTTATTAATTCATTGATTTATATGGGTTTTAAGTGTGTTGGATGTGTGTCTGGTTTGGCTGTAGGTGTGGCGGGTTGGTTTTTACAGGGGATCGGTGATGAATGAACGTATCGAGGGGTTGCTAGTGGACTGGGGCGAGCAGCGTCGCCGCCGTGGGCTGATGGGCACGGGTGTTAGCCCGCTGGCTGGGCTGATCGAGTGGCGTGGAGCGCCGCCGCGCGGTGAGCCAAGCTCGGTGATCCTCACGGGTGGTGCGGGCATGGGCTATGCCGCCAGCCAGGTGGATGCTGCAATCGCTGCCATGGAGCGCCGTGGCACGCTGCTGGATGAGCAAGGCAAGGCCAGCCCGTGCCTGGACTCTCTGCTGGTGCAGTTGGCCTATGCCCGCTACCTGGCGCAGAAGCCGTTGAGCGAGCAGCTTGTGGCGGCACGTTGTGCGAAGAGTGCGTATTACGAGCGCCTGGATGCGTTGCATACGGCTGTTGAGCGGGAGCTGAAGGTGCGGTTGAAGCGGTCGGCGTGATGGCCGTTCGTCGGCGTTAAGGCGTCGTAGAGCGTCAGTGAGCGCCGTAGAGCGCAATAGAGCGCATTCGCTGATATCCGGTTGCAGGGGCCGGAATCGAACGGTAGAAGGTTGTCAGGATTTGATAAATCCGCCTGATGCCAGTGGCTGTGCTGGCTCTGACCGAGCCCCCTGTCTCGGTCATTCAAAGCCTCGCTTCCCAGCGGGGCTTTGTCTTTTCTGGCTGGTGCTGCTGTGGCAGGGAGCATCGGCGTTTGCCCGTGGCACGCGGGCCTTTGTATTTGAGGTGAGCATGCAGACCGAAAGCCAGACTCTTGCCGACGTGCCGCTGCTGCTCCTGCTGCTGGTTGCCGTGGCTGGGCTGGTTGGTGAGATGCGCCAGGCCGATGTGCCGGGCGTGACCACTGGCGAGATCGTACGCCGCGTGATGCTGCGCTTCGGCTCCAGCGCTCTGTTCGGCATGGCCTCGCTGATGCTGGCTATGTGGTGGTGGGGCAATCTGATGCTGGCCGGTGGGGTTGGCATCATCGTCGGCCTGCTGGGTGCTGACATCGCCGGCGCACTGTATACGCGGTATGCGGCGAAGAAGGCGGGGATCACCATCGGTCGTGGTGAATAAGCGATGGCCTGCAAGTCATGCGCGAAGCGGCGTGAGTGGATCAAGAAGTGGTCGGGTATTGCATATGAGCGAGCGCGTCGAGCAATTGCTGGAGCAGCTGATAGCCAGCCAAGAGAAAACCAACAGCCTCCTGGTGACGCTGATCCAAGCGCAGCAACTGATGATTCAGGCGCTGGGCGAGGATGAGGATATAGAGCCTCAGCCGCTGCGTGACCTTGCTGGCCGGTTGCTCACCTGATGGCCAAGCTGCCTTCACTTAAACCGCGATTGAAGTCCGTGTCAGGACTCGGCTTGGCCACAACGAATACGGCAGAGCGCCGAATTACTGGCAGCCGCCTTCAGTCAAGGCGCTACAGGCTCTGGCTGCAGTCACCAGTCTGCGCTGACTGCGGACAGGTTGTGACTTACCCAGGCGGGTTTGAGTTGGACCACAAGGTGCCTCTGTACCTTGGTGGCGCTGATGTTGATGACAACTGCCAGATCCTCTGCGTGCGCTTCGATGTGGTTGAAGGGCGGCAAGTGAAGGCCGGTTGCCACGCCGAAAAAACCAGGTCGGAAAATCCTGGCGGCGATGGGGAGGGGGTGGTCAAAACCTCGTAAATCCTCGCCCACACGAAACCTCGCCCCCTCTCATTCGCGGAAAATCTCCCTTGTAACCATTTTGGTTACGTCATGTGGTTACGGTTACTGAGGTTTTGGTTATGGCCCTGACGAAACAGCAGTCGGCTTACGCGGAGGCTCGCTTCGCCGGGGCCGGCAAGCGTGATGCCGCTCTCGCTGCAGGGTGCCCGGCCAAGACCGCAACCCAGGCGGCGGCGAAGCTGGAAAAACACCCGAACGTGATCGCGCACCTGGCTCGGCTGAAAAGCCTTGAATCAGATGCCTCTCCTGCTGCTGGCCGTGATCCAGTGCCTGACGGTGTCGAGCTGAGCGGCGAGTTCTTCGAAGACCCGAAAGACCTGCTGCGCCATGCAATGAATGATCGCCGTCTTGACCCAAAGACGCGCATTCAGGCTGCGGTTGCACTGCTGCCTTTCGAACACCAGAAGCTTGGTGAAAGCGGGAAGAAGGACAAGCAAGCCACAGCTGCCGAGGACGCAGTCACTGGCCGATTCAAGCCAGCAACGCCGCCATCGCAGCAGCTGAAGCTGGTCAAGTGAGATGGAATGGCAAACCGCCTGTCCGGATTGGGAAGAACGGCTCCTGTCCGGGCGCAGCATTATCCCGCCGCCCATCTTCAATGAATCTGCAGAGCAGGCCCTGGCAATTTTCAAAGAACTGCGGGTTGTCGATCTGCCTGGCAAGCCTACGTTTGGTGAGTGCTGCGACCAATGGGTGTTCGACTTCGTCGCGGCCATCTTCGGCGCTTATGACGCCGACACTGGTCGACAGCTCATCCGTGAGTTTCTGCTGCTGATCAGCAAGAAGAACACCAAGTCCACCATCGCCGCCGGCATCATGCTCACCGCCGTGGTTCTGTGCTGGCGAGAGGATGAAGAGCACCTGATCCTCGCGCCCACCAAAGAAGTGGCAGACAACAGCTTCAAACCGGCCGCCGGCATGGTTCGCGCCGACCCGGAACTCTCGGCCCTGTTCCACATTCAGGATCACATCCGCACCATCACCCACCGGGTGACCCGCGCGAGCTTGAAGGTAGTAGCGGCCGACACCGACACCGTATCCGGCAAGAAGGCCGGCAAGATCATGGTGGACGAGCTATGGCTGTTCGGTAAGCGTTCCACCGCTGACGCCATGCTGATGGAAGCCACCGGTGGGCAGATCTCGCGCGACGAAGGCTGGGTTATCTACCTCTCCACACAGAGCGATGAGCCGCCCGCGGGCGTGTTCGAGAGCAAGCTCAGCTACTTCCGCGAAGTGCGCGACGGCAATATCGAAGACCGCAAATCCCTGGGAATCATCTACGAGTTCCCGGCGGCGATGGTCGAAAACAAGGCCTACCTGCAGCCCGAGCACTTCCACATCACCAACCCCAACATCGGGCGCTCGGTGAGCAAGGAGTGGCTGGCGGACAACCTGATCAAGGTCCAGCGAGGTGACGAAGGCGAGCTGCGCAAGTTCCTCGCCAA